AAAATCAACGCTACTCAGGCCGGAGCCAGCCCCGCCTGCGGACGCGTCGGGGGCTGTGGGTATGCCAAGAAACTCTTTAGCGGTCGTGTCGCCGGTGAATATGTCTCCAAAACTCGCCAAGTTCTGGGAAACGGTGGCCGCGTTGGGGTTATAAAAAGCGCTGCTGACCCCCTCCGAGAAGCCAGCGCCTCCCGGCAGAGAGGCTTTTAGTCCGCCACCTAAGACGGTAAGTCCACCTCCAATCAGCCCGGCTTTAAGGGACTCTCCGAGACTGGCCCCACCAATAAGGCTCCCTATGCCGCTGCCAAGGAAAGCGGCCCCGAAGGTGCCCGCGCCAAAAAATGCGGGGGGTAGAAAAGGAACGCCAAATGCAGCCGCCGCTATCGGAAGAACAATTGGCGCAACCTTTTTGACAATTTTAACGACGCTCTTGACCACTTTCTTAACCGCCCGGAAGATGCCTCCAAGAAAGAACTCGGGCATTCCGGTTACGGGGTTGATACTGTTAAGTTCGTTGCCCACTACAAACTCGTTCGGGTCCAGCCCCATGTCCCGCATCTGCGCGAACAGCATTTCCTTAACCTTGGGGTTAGAGTCCAGCACCTCCATCGGGATGACCGTCTCACCCTCGGCAGCATGAACAACGTATATGTCGCCGTTTCTACCAAACTCCGCCAGCCGGTCTACCTGCTCCCGCATAGAGCCGATACCAATCGGTGCCAGATCATAATCCTCAGAGGCGTCCGCAAAGGACTGAAGGCCGGTGTTTAATGGGGTGTATGCTTGCTGCAACATCACGATAGCTCCAGAACATTTGCAAAGACTTGAATCTTCGACGCAACATCACAATTGAAAATGAGCGTGTCTCCGGTCTCAAGGACAAAAGGCCCTGAGAGCGACACGTCTGCGGTGGCGGAGGACGAGGCCAAAGTAGCCAGCGTGACCTTCTGCAAAATCACCGTTACCGAAGCGGAACTATCGGTTATCTTGGAGTATACTACCACTGCTCCCGTATGGCTATTGTACATATTTATGTCTTTTACCAGCGCAACGGTGGCCGCAGGACAGGTGTACGCGGTCACGTCCCCCGTAGCCCCGACAATAGTGACAATGTTCTTGTACGCAGAAGCCATTAGTCCATAAACCAGTTCAGGCCGTTGGTGTCGTCTTCTCCGCTGATGACAGCGGGCAATTCGGTACGGATGAGGGCGTCCTCAATGGTACGCACAAGGCGGATCATCGTATCAAAGTCATACTCCGGCGTTACCAACGGAAGAGAGGTTTCAAGTAACCTGGCCATTAGCGCCTCCCGTCCGGTCGGAGGTCCAACCGCACGTCGCCCAAGGTCCAAGCAACATCAGTCGCGCTGCTCTCAACCCGGAGGACCGCCGAGCGGGACCGGGACCGGACAAAAGACTGTTGCGTGGTGCTTGTAACGGCGTTCGTAGAGTTGGTGGCAAGGGTATCCCCCGGAAAATCTCTGGTCTTCAGGACATAGTTCACGGAAGTGTCGGAATCCGAGCTTGTTATATCTATATCCGGGATAATCCGGCTTATAGAGACGAACTGGTCCCCGTCACCGATAGAGAAGACCGAAGACTCAATAAACGGGGACATAGCCGCACCGTCTGCCGTGGTCCCTGTTTCGTGGGCATAGATGTAGTTGAGACTGCTATCGACCCCCGCGCCCCGAGGCTTGTCGTGGAGACCGAAATCAACCCACGCAGTCCGGGACAAAGAGCCGATGTCCCAGGTGTTGTCCGCGTAGTTATACTTTGCGTAGCGGTCTATGTTATCGCTATCGGCAGAGCAGTAGAACCAGAAAACCTCGTCAAACATCCGGTTGGACCCGGCAAAGAACTTCAGGTTCTGGTCGAGGTTTATGTCGTCAAAGACATACCGAAGAACGGTGCAGGGGATGGTCTGTATTTGCCCCGCATACATGAAGAAGTTCTCCGTATCCATCCAGAAAACCCTGTCCCCGGCTGACGCCACGGCGTTTGGGGAGATTATGGAAGAATTGCTCGCCAGAAGATTAAACGAAAAGGTGAAAGGAGGGCCGACAAAGCGCATACTGTAAAGAGAGGCGTCGGTCCATATAAGAAGCTCCTGACGGGTCTCGATAGCGGTGATTATCTCCGAGCCGGATGAGAGGCGCTGGGAACCGGATGTATTAGTTACGGTGGGCGTCCAATCAACCGCATTTTCCTGATCGGACCAGCGGACAAGAAGAAGATCCTGCGTCGTAGTGCCAAGAGTGTTCGCCCCCAGTGCAATCACATGCCGGTCCGTGTCCGAGACAACAACCTGTCGGGCTATCGTCGGCGCGTCAGAAGCACCCGATTGGGCGCTCAGAGCGGAGGCTCTGTTACCTAGTCCAAGCGTTGCGTCCCAGTAATAGATATTATCATTCCGCACATTGAGGACGAGGTCCTCACCAAAGTTGTCCTGTGACCAGAGCCGGGTTTCACCCGCCGTAAACGGTTCCACGGCTTCCCCCCAGCCGTAAAAGCCGTTGGCTTCCTTGACTATGACATCGTCAGAATGGGAAGCCGCCGTTGTTCCTCTGACACCACGAACAACACCAGCATCCAGATCGTTGCTGGATTTCCCCGTGTACTGGATCAATTCGTCTTCAACCAGTATCAGACCAACAAAAGTAGCCGTGGCACCACTGGCGTGAATTGCGGCGGTGGTTCCATCGGCACCCCTTGTAATGTCACCAAGAACGGTTCCTGAATTGGTTTCATACGCAATGTTTTCGCTGTCTATCTTAATTGTGCCCCTGGAAGGCATCCCCGAAGAATCGGCCAAGCTAATCGTTGTGTCCACGACAGCTACAGCGGCACTCGTTGTAGTGGAAGCCGTTTCAAAATCAGAGGCAGACGTAAGGTCTATCGAAGTGACGCTGTCGTTTATTCCCCCGTCCAGGGTTGTCTGGGAATATGTGAGGGTTTCGCCACCAAAGTAACCAGCCCCCCAACCAGGGTCCAGCGTGGTGGCTTCGGAACCAACGTGGATCTGGTAGTTCGCGATCACTGCGGAGCCGCCTCCTGCCGTAGACCCAGAAGAAGCACTGCCGCCCGTGTCCAGCGTATAGCTGCTGGCGGACACAATATTGGTTATGACCTGCTCTTTGTTCAAATCAGCAGTTGTCAAGCCATCAACGGTTGTCGCACCGCTGAACGTGACATAATCGCCTTCGGCGGCTCCGTGGCCCGCAGCCGTTACTGTAATCTCACCGGAACTCGCACTGCCCGTGGTGAAGGGATTTGCGCCCAGGGTAGCCGTGCTCCGAACCGGTGTAATGTCGTTATAGGTGCCACCCTGTTCTATATAAAACTTCGAGGTTGTTCCTACTCCCATGAGCTTCAAGGCACCGAGGGTGACCCAGTTCTTTAGCGACCGCACCGTCCCGAGAACAGACGAGCCGCTGACCCTGGACCAACCACCTATTTTCTCGGGGCGACCCTTGCGGAAGCGGATCAAATCAGAATCAAACCAACTCTGCTGGTCCGCGAAAGAAGTACTCTCGCGGTTAATTCCGGGTCGAAACTGGACTTTCGTCAGCGGCATAACGGTTCCTTACAACACCCCGTCGCAGATTCATCTCTGACTCGTTTTGTCGTTCATTCACCAAGGTACTCCAGATCCGGTTACCGGAGCCTTGGACAGCGCAATCTGCGTTGCCACGTCGGCCTCAAGCAGCGCAATCTCATCCGACCCTAACGCGGTCTTAGCCCATGCAACTGCGTTAGCTTCCGTTACAGCGTCGTATGCAATAAAGTCCGATAAATCTTCGGTATCGATAGCGACCGACCCCTGCTGTCGGCCATGATGGGTATCGTCTCCGACAATTTCTTCGTCCTTTATGTCCCAGTGAACCCTTGTGATAACGTCAGCTTCGCCGCCCTGTGATACTGCACGGTCGCACGAGGAAACTTTCCATGTTGCTGTCATTTTATTCTCCTTCCAAAGAAACTTTCCATGTTGTGGGCATCTCAACTAGGCCACGGAGGTTCGAACGATCCTAGAGCTTTAGCAGTAGAAATGTCATCAAGGTCAGGCTGGATGGTAGCAGGTAGATCGCGCAACTTCTGCTTTTTAGCTGCGATGACAACCTTCTCGTCATTGTCGCCAGCTTCATCTGCTTTCGTATAGCTAATATCCTCATCTGATAGCCGCTTATTCCGCTCTGTGCGGATGGTATCTGTCTTCAGGATTCTAGCCTCTGGCATATCGATAATAGGTGGTGCAGCGTTAGTTTGCCGCAACGCATTCCTAAATTCATCTCTTTCTGGAATATCTGTATCGTCGCAAATATGCACGTTAGTAGCATCGGCGGGAACAGCCTTTGCCTGAACACGCGCTAGGAAATCACTTTCGGTTTCCGTGTACACAACATCCACTTTCAACATTTTTTCGGGCGTCCATGTACTCTTCAACCCGATCCCTGCCAAGGCATTTCTCAGAGGGACAGACGGATTGAATTGTACGTTTCTTATCGGATCGTTATTTTCGTCGGTCAAAATAGTCGCAACACCATCCTTGAGACTAATCTCTCCGACCATGCGCGACCCAATCGCAGGGATAGTGATAGACACCCCTCCGTCGTCGGCTCTTGTCCAAACAATTCTTTTGTTGGCTGTCATCATTGATCCCCTGCTGCCCAAATATTAAGATCGGTTGTATCGCCATCAGTGTTGGTTGCAAAATTTTTGCAAGCATACCCGCACCCGGTAGTGGCCTTGCTGCCCGAAATAAGCTCAACGCCGTGATTTGCGACAGCAGCAAGAGCCGTCCCTCCCGTGGCGTAAGTAGCCGCAGAGAAATCAGTATCCCACACTGTGGTCGATCTCCCTGTGGCGGAATCAGTAACGGAAGATGAATTATGTTCCGCTAGAATGGCGGCTGACGATTGGTTGTATGATACCCAACACTTCATCATGCCGGGGTGGTCGTTCATTAGACCCGGCGATACAAGATGATCAGTCGCAGATGCCGCCTCCATTTCGGCTTTTGACGCCAGCATCCCACCAGCGACTGTTGCGGCTGACACTTGCCCATCCCCCCTCACGGAGAAAACTTCAAAAGGCCCCCCACCGTCACCGTCGCTGTCGGTAATGCCACGATAAAGGTCGTATTCGGTCCCGCTACCAATGGTGTTTTTTGCCTCGATAGTCGATCCCGTGAAGCCGCCAATGCCTGTTTCAACAATCAAGCCGCTAGATGCGGTTCCGCCAGCAGTATGCGAAATCTCGGCAACTCCGGTCCCGCTTGTGCCCGTTTTGACCGTTAGATTAGTGCCAACCCAAGCAGCCTTCGCCACTCCGAGTCCGCCATCTGTGTGGATACTGCCGCTGGTGCCAGAGGTGGTATCGGTAGTGTCATCAATAGAGGCAATACCGCTGGTAGTGAGGGTTGTTACTGAAGCGGCGGCAGCAGCACCAGAGCCAAGTATACCATCT